AATGCCCGCATACTCATGCGCGAGGTCGAACTGCTCGGGCATGTGATTATCAGGCCAGTCGTAGACGTTGTGGAGGTCGCCGCAGACTTGGCACGTCACGAACCGACCAGCGCGAGGCCCATTGAGATATTCGTCGTAGGTCGCGCTCGGATCATACTTGGCGTCGATCTGCGCTTCGTGGGGCCAGGCGCTCGCATCGTGGAGCGTGTTGCACTGATCGCAGTGCTTGTAGACCGTCTTCATCAGAAGCTCCCGCGTCTGTAAGTGAACTCCACGCCGACCTTGTCAGGGTCCAGCGTCTTGCCTTGCAACAGCGCCTCGGCGTCGTGGTCGATCAGGTGGTCGTTGGGTTGAACGCGCTTGATCTTGCGCTTCACCGGCTCATCCAGAACCGGCGCACGTGTGCAGGCGTCCAGCACCCAGCCGTAAAGCTGAGCCAGATAGACGCCCGCTGTCTCGTCTTCGTTCGGGGGCCTCGCCTCGTCGATCCCATTGGCATTGAGCCGGGCTGCGATGGCGTAGAACTCGGAGCGATCCCAGCTCAACCAGCAGCCTCGACAGCCTCGACAGCCTCAACAGCCTCAACAGCCTTGATCTCACCCTCACTGGCGAGAAGCTTGTCCCACAGCGCGCGGATGCTTGCCTTCAGCTTGCTGGCTTCGGGAATGGCATCAACGCCAGCTTGTGCCTCCTGCATCGCGACTTCACGGGTTGCAGAGTTGGCCCATGCCTTGAGTTGGGCCATGTCTTCAGGGGTGAGAATGGGGGAATAGGATGTCATGGGGGTTCCTTAAGTGGCGGTCGTTACGGCGGTCCAAGTCGTGGAGCCGTTCGTGTTCACGTACATACGGGTTGATGTTGAGGAGCCGTCGCTGCGGAGGTAGATTGAGCCCTGCGCTGCGCTCAACGTCGGTGCGCCAGAGCCGAAGAAGACGCCGAAGTTGGAGGTGGAGGAGACTTTGAGCCCCGCGCCCGCCGTGCCGCCTGCAGGGATGGCCGTCCCGGCTGCGGCGGTGATGTTTGCGCCGTTGAAGTCTGCGTAAGCGCTGTTGTCGGCTAATACTACCTCTAGAGCCGTCGAGGTGCGTCTCAGCGCCGGGAAGCTGCTCGTGGTGCCTCCGAACTGGAGGCGAGAGAAAGAGGTGGCGGCGTTGTCGGTTAGCGTGATGACGCCGTCGCTTGGCGTCTGTATGCGATAGCGAGATGTGTTCACTAGCGTTGAGCCCAGCGCCATGAAGATGACGCCGTTGGCCGGAGACATCGTAATGTTGGACGCCGATACGATGGTGAGGTCGCGCGCAGTGCCAGTGCCTAGCTTCGCAGTTCCGATGGTCAGCGTGTTAGAGGTCGTTGACCAATCGAACACGCCCCGCTCATAATTGCTCGCATCCGTGTACGTGTTGTAGACGCGGAACGTCTGCGCGTTGGCTGCGTTTCGGAGGGCTAGGGTGTTGGCGGCGTCTCGGGCTAACAGGACATCCGTGGATATGCCCAGCGTAGTCCCGGCCTGAACTGCTCCCGTGACCGTCAGCGACGCGGCCACGATAGCGCCCGTGGCCGCCGTGTTGACAGCGTCGATCGCGTTGCCGATGGCGAGCGCAGCCGAAGCTGGGATGCCCGCCATAGAGATTGTGTCAGCGGTTGCCATCAGACAGTTTCCTCAACAGGCGCGGGCTCAACCGGAGCTTCCACAGGGGCGGGTTCGGGAGCGGGCTCAACCACGGCCTCCGGCTCGCTGACAATCGCCACAGGAACCGACAGCGCAGTGCGCACAAAGTCCCGCGCGCTCATCGCCTCGCCAGGTCCAAGCAAAGCCTCAACCCGCTCGCTGCTCTGGATGAACGACACCGCAATGCCTCCGTCCGTCAGCGTCCATTCCACCTGACTGACGCCAGAGGCCGTCAGATGGCTAATCACTTCCGTGCAGTATTCGTTGTTGATAGCCATGGTCACGTCCTTCTTTAAGCTGCCAGCAGGAGGATCAATTCGTCCTCGTCTTCAATCTCTTGCGCCAATGCGATGGCATCTGCTTCCCGCTGACGAAGCTCGGCCTCAACCGAACGGATCTGGCGTTCAAGCTCACGGAACGAGACGCTCGCAACCGCAGGCGCCATATCCGTCAGGACCGCCGCGATCTGCTTGACCTGTCCACGCTTCAGCGGCTTCGGCGGCTTCGGCGGCAGGCTCGGCGGTGTTTCAGGCTCATCGATCGGCGCTGGCGGTACAAGCCCAAGCGAGCGCATCGCTGCTAGGATTGCCTCTCGGCTCGCCTCCTGTGCCGCCCTCTCCCGATCTTCCCTCGCCTTCCAGTTGACCTTGGGTCGCTCACCTGTTGAGCCGTCATGCGTATCAAAAACAATCGTTGTCTCAGGCAGCGCTGCCAGCTCACCCGTCGCACTCAGCGTTGCGTCCGCCAGCGTGACAGCCAGTGTGCCGAGAACAGTTCCCGCCGCTGCAACCGTACCCGTAGAGGACAGGGTAGCGTCGTCGAGCGTGACCCCCAGCGCGCCCTTCAGGGCTAGAGCGCCGGACGAACTCAGAACCGTATCCGCCAGCGTAATTGCAGCGGAGCCCTTCAGGGCGAGCACGGACGCCGATGAAAGCGTCGTGTCAGACAGCGTGGCGTTGAGCGTTCCCGCTATTGCCAACGTGCCGACAGACGCCAGCGTGGCATCAGACAGCGTTATTCCCAGAGTGCCTTTGAGCGCCAGTGCGCCGGCAGAGCTGAGTGTCGTATCTGCCAGAGTGACGGACAGTGCGCCCGAGATGCCCGCACCAGCCATAGAGCCCGTGCTGGAGAGCGTTGCATCGTCTAGGGTGACGCTCAGCGTGCCTTTCAGCGCCAGCGCACCAGTAGCCGTCAGGGTCGTATCTGACAGCGTCGAGGCTTCAGTACCCTTGATGGCCAATAGCCCAACAGAGGCTAGTGTCGCATCGTCCAGGGTAACGCCAACTCGTCCGACAATGACATCGGGAAAGCCAAGCCTGACATCGTTCGTGGACGCATCGGTCGGAACCGATATCAGCCTGATGTCTGTCCCCGACATTAGGCCGAGGTCAGCGTGTTCACGCTTGTCCCTGCAACGTCAGGCGATCCAGCTTTGTAGGCACGCACGAAGAAGTTCTGCGAATTGCCAGGAACAGTGAACGAGTAGTTTCCCGATCCGTCCGACGTGGTTGTCGCCACCAGCGTCTTCTCAGCGCTCAGATAAAGATCGACCGTGCATGATCCGAGTGGAACGCCACCGCTATCCCGAGACACGCCCGTGATAGTGAACGATCCTTTGAACTGCGGAGCCTTGAGTAGCGGCGTTGAAAACAGCGAATGCCCGATGCCACCGACCGGGATTTTCCTCGGGCCGAGAACCACATATTCCTTCCCAGTCACAGCCGCGAGGCGTGTCATGCCCGTGTTTGTCATCGGGCACATATTCGCACCGAAGCGCGTCATCTGACGCGGTCGCTGCGTGAGTGATCCGATGTTAGGCATGGGTCAGTTCAGATCCTCGATATGGAACTGGTGACACGTGATCGAGTTCGCCGCGTTGGCAACCGACCATGTTCCGAACAGGTCAACCGCCTGCGCTGCCGTCGAGTCAAAGCCCGTACCAACTGCGGGAGCAGCGTTGTAAGGCATGATCTGAGCGGCTGCGCCCGCAGTACCGATGGCCGATGCGCCGATCACCGCATGAGATGTCCAAAGCCCCTGCCCCAGCACGTTCGCGGTGGTGGTCGCGCCAACTGCCCTGACCGTGCAGATCATGTCGTAAATCCACGGCGTCGTTGTCTGAGCCACGATGTTCAACGTCATTGCGCCGCTAGTGACAACAACCACCGAGCCAAAACGGAGATCGATCGTAAGCGTACCGGGCGACGTGACCAGCGTGCTGATCCTGCCCGTTGCCCTGACCCGGAACATCTTGCCAGCAAACAGATAGTTTGCCGGAAGCGTCGGCTTGGCGATGACAGGCAGAAGCGATGTTGCCGTCGTGGTGTTGGTAAGCGCTGCACCGTCCGCAATCGAGTTGAGGAGGGTCGCGATATATCCCTGCTGCATAGGTTAGTTCCCGTCCGTCAGCGTGAAACTGGTGATTGTGAACGCCTGACCGGCTGTCCACGTCGTGCTATCAACCGTCATGTCACCGCCACCAGCTGTCAGTGTGACCGTTCCCTGCACGTGCTGCGTTGTTCCATCCGAGGCATAGAGCCTGAAGTGTGCCGGCGTGCCTGAGTTGTCCGCGCTCGCATCGGTCCACGAACCACTTAGCGCCTTTGTCCCACCAGATGCCGCAGCCATGTAATCCGATGGCAGGCTGAGCGTTGCGAGCACTGTGCCTGTATCCGCATCCGAGATCAGCGTAGGCGCCGCACCCGATCTGATCTTGAGCACAGCGCTAACGCCGATTGCCGTCTCGATCGCATCGAGGCGAGCGTTCTTGACGACGGTGGAGAACTTGATTGCCATCTACGTTATTCAACCCCGAGCGCGCGACCGTCTTTGCCGCGAATGATGGTTTTCGGTTTGCCCAATACTGCGGCCAGAGCTTCAAGCCCGCGCCCGATCGCGTCCATGCCGCGCTCAGACTTCGCCTCTTCCTCGCCGTCGTCGTCACCGACTTCAGCCTTGGAACTCGCCTTGCTCTGCTCAGCCCGCTCGTATTCGCGATCCTTCATCGTCATGTCGTGCTGGCGCTTGTCGCCCTCGATCTTGCCGCGCTCTTCGATGTCGCGGTCCTTTTGCTCAACCGCATAACGTTCGAGGTCCAGCTTCTCACGCTCAAGGTTCATCACATCGATATGCTTGGCACGGTCGTGATCCAGCTTGGCCTTGCCATCGCTCTCGCCCGTCGCCGCAGCAATCTGCTTCAGTGACAGCTCGATCTCCTTCAGGCGGACATCCATCTGCTTCATCAGCGTCTGACTGTCGGCCATCTCTTTCTTGTGCTGACGCTCAGCCGCGCGATCGGCAGCGGCTTCCGCACGCTCCTGCTGCTTGGCATTGGCATCAGCCATCATCATGCTCTGCTTGCCATCGCGCTCGGCCTTGCGGTCTTCCATCTCGGCAGCCTTGGCAGCGGTCTCAGCCTCCATCCGCTTGCCCTCCTGCTCCATCTTGAGCATCTCAGGGTTCGGCGGCGGCGGAGCCTTGGCGCGCTCCTTCATCTTCTCCACGAAGTCGTCGATCGCCTGCTCCATCGGGCGACCAGCACGGAACGGGGCCATCATGAACTTCAGCATCTCACCGACGAAATCCGCGCTCTCTGCCGGCGCTGTCTGAACCAGCGGACCCATCGCCGTCGTGGCCTGCGCAAATGCTGCCCCGAACTCGCTCCGAGCGGCCTTCTCAGCGTTCTCATCCGGCTGGATCGTCGAATCCGTCGCGATCTGGAGAATGAACGGGCGCACCTTCTGGGAGGTCAGCATCCCGAAGACCTGCTCGACCGTGACGACTTCAGCCACTTCCTTTTGGTGCTTCTCGATCAGCTGCTGCTTGGCCTGCTCGATCTGTTGCGGGTCTGGCGGGGGCTGGCCCTGCGCCATGGCCTGCTGAGCTTGTTGGATAGCCTGTTGGATCTCCTGCTGCATCGCTTGCTGGTGCTGGGCCAGGATATCCGCCTGCTTGGGCAGTTCCGTCTGGCTCATCTCCATCAGCGTCTCAGGCGAGAAGTTCTCCGCCATGATCTCGCCCGCGATGTTCAACATCCCATCAGCGAGGTGGATCATCTCCGACTGGCGGTCCTTGATGCGGATCGAGCCGTACTGAGACTTGAGCTGTTGTGCCCCGAGCGTCTCGCTGGCCTCGGTCGAGCCCCGCATGATGTCGGAGACGCCGCCGATCTCGTAAACGTCCTCCTTCAGCTGCTTACGGAGCGCGATCAACTGCATGACCGTCGTGGCGACCATGTCCACCGGGAGCCAGACGATTGCGTCCTTGAGTGCTCCAGCGCCGAACTGGCTCATGCCTGCGAGCGGCACAGCGATGCGGCGATTGTCCTTCTCGGCTATCTTCAGCGCCGTCGCGATGGCGTCGCCCAGATCCTCAACGCCAGCAGCGTAAAAGCCGACCAGCTTGAGGCTTTCCGACAGCGCGCTGATGCGGGCCGTGAGTTCGTTGATCTCTTCCAGCTGGTCCTTGTAGAAACATGGATCGGGCACAGGGATCAGCGTGCCAGGCTCAAGCGTTCCGAATGCAGGTTTCGAGCACGGGAAGAACCCCTCCAGCTTCAGGTGGGGCTCAGCAATGTCCAGCACGTCCTCGGAGTTCGGGTGTATCCAGACCACGACGTTCTGCGTGCGGTCCCAGATTTCCCAGACGCGCGCCTTCTGCTCGACCTTGTAATCATCCGATGTGTCAGAGGCGTCGAGATACTGGACGTTCTTGCCCCACTCCTTGCCGAAACGTTCCTCGCCCTGCTCCTTCGTAAGCCACGTCCCGCGTGCAACCCAGCCGACTTCCGACCATGTGCGTGCAGGCTCGTGCAGGAAGTCCTTGCGGTATATCCAGTCGTAGCGGACGCATTCCTTCGGCTCGCCCGCCTTGTCGTAGGTCTCATATCGCGCCCAGACGACGCCACGGCCAAACAAGGCGAGGTCATCGCGGGCATGTAGCAGCGTCTGATGCACCTTCTCCGTGTCGAAGCTGGAGACCAGAGCGCGCTCCAGCATCTCGCTAGTCTTGCGAGCGACAGGCTTGCGGTCCTTGAAGCGCGGGACCACGACAGGCTGCGGCGCCCGTGAGTAGATGCTCGGCTTGACCACCTCCAGGTTGGCGTAGAGCATCTGATACTGACGCTCGCCGCCTACCTTCGTCAGCTGAGCCGCGTTGGCGTATTCCTTCTGCAGATTGTCGCAGATCGTGGTGTACTTGTCGAAGACGCGATTGGCGTGCTCGATCATCTTCTTCCACGGCTTTGCATCACGCGGATGCTCCGGCTTGTTCTCTAGCTCCGCCTCGCCGCGATCGGGAACGGCTGGGATGTCTTCAGCCATGCTCAACCCCAGTTTTTCCGCGTGGTGTTGACAGGCTCAGGCGCGCCTTCGAGGTAGACAGTGCCGAGCTGTTGGGGCGCGGGAGGTGGCGGTTTCACAGCTTGGCCCTTTGTCATTCTGTCGAGTAGCTGGCCTACGAGGCCAAGAGCATCGACCTGGTCGTCGTGAACGCCCACGGGGAAGCTCATCATCTCGCTGTGCAGATCGGCTCGCCATGGCGCGTCAATGGGCACGTAGAGCCCCTGCATCGCCATGCGGCCTCGAATGGATTGCGCCCTGACAGCCTTGTCGCCTCGGGTCGGGAATGCCTCCCGCACCGTGAACGTCCGACGCTCCATCATGCGCTTGGTCAGGAACGGGCCGACACCCGACTTGATCTGTCCGGTCTCTTCCGCCCAGCCTATTGGGCGCCACTTCAGGACCAGATCGCAGAATGCCTCGATCCAGACATCGGATGAGGATTGACCCCGCCAGAGGTCCAGCAGGTACATGCGGCCCTCAGGATCAATCCCGACGACAACGTGAACCGTGTAGTCGCCCCCGTTAGCCGTGACCGCGTAATCTGAGCCGCCATAGATCGCCAGCGTTGACCGTGGGGGCAGAACCTCGACGGTCTTGATCCAGTCAGACTTGAAATAGTCGCCCACATCAGGGACTGGCAGACCTTGGTAAAGGCTCGTCCACGTCCTGACGTTGCGCTTGAACGGTTGCCAGTGCGATTCCGGAAACCATTCCGGCCAGAGGTATTCGCCAACCTTGCGCCCTAGCGGATCATCCAGCCTGTCTGCCTGCGCAGGTATCCGGATCACCCGCCAAACCTGACCATCACGGCAAAGGATGTTGCCGCTTTCTCCATTCCAGTTCGCCGGCAGGATGCCACCCGCCAAATCCGCCTGGTGCCAGCGGGTCAGCATGATGATCTTCCACCCATAGGGCTTCAGACGGGTGCAGAGGTCGTCGAGATATGCCTCGCTGGTCTTCTTGCGGATCGTCTCGCTTTCCGCTTCCTCACGGCCAGCTACAGGGTCGTCCACGATAATCCCATTGGCCCGGTTGCCCGTCATGCCAGCCAGGATGCCCGCAGCCATCAATTCGCTGCCGTTGGTCAGGCTCCAGCGATCGGCAGCACTGCTGTCAGGCGATAGCTGGCAGTCAGGAAATAGCGCCTGATAGCCTTTGGACTTGACCAGCTGCCTGCCGCGCCTGCCCTGCTTGGCGGCAATCTCGGAGGCGTAGCTTGCCAACACGATCTGCTCGCGCGGCTTTATCGCCATGATATAGGCGGGGAACACCACGCTGCAGTATGTCGATTTTGCCGATCCGGGCGGCATCAGAACCATGAGGTTCTTCAGCGTGCCGTCTGCAATCTCCTGTAGTGCGCCCAGTACCAGGTCGTGGTGTGCAGCGAGAGCATCGACCCGGATGGTGTGGAACCTGTCCTCTTCGACGTCATCCGTGAGCGGGGCGCCCGGAATATCGATCATCCGGACGAACCACTTGATGTCACGCCTCACTAGCTCCTGACGAGCCGCGAGGATGTCAGCCGTTGTCGGCTGGAATGTGGATCGTGGCGAGGTTTTCGAGCTGCGCTTTGTTGAGCTTTTTGGGGTCGATTTGGAGATGCGTGATGGGACCGCCATTAGGGCCAACTACCTCTTGGGTGACCTTGTCGCCGTACTTCTTGGGTGCCTGCTTTGAGGCCCTCCACTTGCGGGCGTCGATCTGAAGGCGTGCCTTGTTGGCGTCCTCGCATTTGTCAGCAATCCGCACGATTTCGTCGGCGTTATGCTCGGCCTGCCATTCCCTTGCCCGCGTGTATTTCTCCCGAAAGTCGCGCTTTTCATCGAGCCAGCGATAGATGGTCGTCTGTGCGGGCATTCCATCACGCTCAACGATGTCGAGAATGCTTTCCCCACATGCGAGTGCGTCGCAAATCTCGTTGACGATGGCATCGGAATAGATTGAGGGGCGTCCGAAGGGCTTTTCCGGTGTCTCTGCTTCTAAGGGCTCATCATCAGCCATTGTGCTCGTCCTTGGCGGTCTGAGCGCCTGTGGGTGGGCTAGGTTGGTCTGGGCTTGCTGGCCTTCACGTTCACAATCGATGCCCGCTTCCCAACGCATGGCAGGCCAGCCTTGTGCGCCCGTTGCCCAGTGCGGTTGCGCATAGAAGGAAAGGGAAGCGGTAGCTTGGTCAGGCGTTTCCGAGAGGATCGGTGCCCATGAGGTAGTGGACGTTGGAAAACTGCTCTGAATCGTCCACGGGATGGCCGTAGACCATGTCGAGCAGGTTGAAGGCTGCATCCACTGAGTTGACCAGCATTTCGGCTGCGACGGTCGCCAGGGGCATCTCACAGCCTGCAGTCAGGCGGACGAGGCGTGTGTACTCCTCATCGCTCAATGTGAGGGTGATACGCTTGCTCATCTCGTGCAATTCTGTTGGGCCTGGCTGAGCGCATCT